CACCAACCTTCCACCACTATTGACAGTCAATGTAACACCACTATCTACTGTAAATGTTCCAGTAACTTGTGCATTTTCTGTGGCTAATATTGTAGTATTAGCTGTTAAATTCTGTGCATTAGTTCTAAACAAACCGCCTGCTTTAAAATTACCTTTGTTCTCTGCGGCAGGTGTAACTGTACCCGTTTGTGGTGCTAAATAGTTTACAAAGATATTGCCCGTTCCAGAACTAGGTGCCGCTGAAAATGTTAATGTTGTGCCGTCTGGAATAGTATAGGCAGCGGTGTCTTGCACAACACCATCTACAGAAACCAAAACATCTTGTACTGAACTAACGGCAGTCGTTAATGTAAATGTGGTATCCGATCCATCGCCATTGAATCTTTGTACGGCAGTAGTTGTTTCAAAGTTTGTAACTGGTGATACACCAATAAAAGCCATTATGTTATCTCCATAATACTCAATGTTCCTGATAGCTTATCCGCTACGCTACAATCCACAGTAATCTGATCTGTAGTTTCTAATACAACCTTATTTCCCGCCATCAATTCTAAGGCAGAGCCAACTGGGATTGGTGCGTTCTGTACAATAATACTTGTACCATTTGCTGTATTGTTTGTTACTGCTCTGTTGGCAGTATCACTTACTAGTCTAACTGTGGCAGTAACTTGAGAGGTGTGTATATTTGATAATACCAATCCAAGAACGATTGTTGTTGTACTACTTGCTGCCGTGTAGACTACATACGGAGTTCCGCTTGAAGCAGGCTCGGCTGCAAAGTTAACGACTTTAAATGTATTTGCCATATTATTATCCTAACGCTATTGCTAATGCTGTTGCCTCGTTTGCTGCATCTGTAGCACTTGTGGCACCTATATCACTTAATACTTCACTATTACTTCTACTCTCTAATCCATTTGCAGTAAATCTAGCATACTCATCGTCTGCCACACTTGCACTGTCTACCTTAACTGCATTTGTATTAGATATACCAAATGTTAAACTAGCTTGTCCGCCAATATCCGACAAGACTTCTGCAGCACTTCTGCCCTCAACTGTAGTACTATTTATTTTTAAAAAATCATTATCTGCAATACCAGAACCAAACTGTGCTACATTTGTATTTGATACACCTACTGCAAGTGTAGACGCTGTTCCTAATCCTAATGTTGATCTTTGTGCTGCTGCATCTGCATCATCTAATAATGCTTTTCCAGCCGCAGTTAAGTCATATGTTGCAGCGGCACCCGAACCAGTGAACTGTATACCCTTATCTGCAGCAGATGTTAATCCAGCAAGTGCTTGTAATTCTGCATCCAATCTTGCATTGGCTACAGTTCCAGATAACTGAGAAGCATCAATAGTTTTATTTGTTAAAGTATCTGTAGTGGCTCTACCCACAATAGTGTCGTTTGAAGATGGAAGAACAAGAGTTGCATTACCAGAATAAGCAGAGTGAGGAGCTGCTTTTATTTCGGTATAGTGAGCATTACTAGATTCACAATAAAATCTAACAACAGATTGTGCCCCAGTATTCTTAACATCTATAACACCACCATTTACCGTTAGATCATCACCAACTGATAAATCTGCACCTAATGTTGCATTGCCACTAGCATCTAAAAATACTGTTTTGGCTGCAGGTAACGTACAAAATATTGTTCTTGTTCCAGAACTCCAGCTAACTGCATTATTAGAATTAGAACTAGCTAAGATAGTTGTTCTAGCTAATGTAGTACCAGAAGATGTAAATGTACCTAAACCAACCTCGAAGTCTGTACCATCGGAACAAGCATAATATGTGGTATCAGAGTTACTTAAATTAGCAGTAAAAGTCTCAAAGCCAGTAACAGCACCACCTAAAGTATATGTGCCAGTACCAGTTGTAGTCGTGGTTTCTTTTACTCTGTCTGATATTACTAGTGCCATTATTTCAACTCTATAGTAAGATTCCCTGCATTAATTCTAAAAATATCACCTGATGCTATAACCTTACTAGCATCCAAAGCTCCTACAAATAATATATTACCACTGCTTGAAGCGTCTACAACAAACACATGTGTTATTGTATTGTTTGTTCCACCAGAGGCTGGAAACTCAATATTCGCTGCATTAGTTGCAGTCTGTGTATCTGTTGAATCTGCTCCTATAGTTGTCCAACCAGAAGCAGCTACTTGTTGCCTTGCGTAGTTTGTAAAGGTTGCTTCCGTAAGTGAACCAGTTTCTGCGGCAGATACTGCTGTTGCCAATCCTACATAAATACTATCTCCAGGACTAGAGAAACTAAGAGAGTTGTTCTTGAATATATAATGTAATATTCTTCTCTCTAGGTAATTGGTTGATGCATTTGCTGTTGCCATTTTTTACTCCTATGTTCTGGGTCTGGCTGGTAAACCAACTCTGTTTGCGTCTGTGTTTTCTCTTGCCTCGCCTAAGTCTTTTAATCTTTCCATGGATTGCATATACATATTATTATAATTTTGTATAACATCCGTTTCACCTTTCATGTAAGTGTAAGCTTCAATTAAAGCCCCATAAAGCAAAGCAAAAGGTGCATTAGTGCTGACCCAAGTAGTACCACTATCAGCCCCCGCGGTCAAACTAGCCGGTCTATGATAATAGTGCAGCTCTATGGTGTAATTACTGTCTGGAGTTGGCGCTACAATAAAATTGTTTTCATCAAAACGTGCATAATATTTAGGTAAACCCGTTGTTGAGGCACTTGGGGAATATTCTCTTAAAAAGTTTACATCTTTTTGAAGTAAAAAACTTTCCGACCCAGAAGTTGTTATCTGCAACGAGAATGATGCTAAATAATCACTGGGTACCGTTAGATATTGATCTGAAGAGGTCAAGGCACTTGTTACATTTTTTCTAAAAATATCTAAATCTATACTTTTAAATATTTTCTCTTCTGCCGCTTTTATAAAGTCTGGCAAATGAGTTACAAAAGATGTTTCACTATTGTCTGTGTAATCTTGTATTGCCGTTTTTAATTGTGCTAAAGTAAAACTCATATCATGCACTCACCGTTGTTGGTCCTGCGGTAGCTCTACTACCGCCTCCTACTATACCACCTATTGTAGCGGTTTCTCCATTAGCTGTAAATGTATATGTGTCCGTAGTGACAACCGTTATGCTGTAACCCGAAGACTGCTCCAAAACAGCTTTGGTAAAACCATCAAAACCATTAACACTTCTAAAGCGTACAGTGTCTGTTGTAGATCTACCATGGCCAAATTCTCTAACTGTTATGACACCCGAACTTGCTGCAGAAGATATAAACGGATCCAGTACTAAAAGAACCTCTACAGGGTTTTCTGTTCGGCTGGGCCTAGCATCTCTAATCGCTTCGGGGTCCGCTACTGTTCTGAAAGGACCTAATTGAGGATGTTTAGACTCAAATTCATCTGGTCCCACTAGAGAACCGTTCCATTCTTTTTTTAAATCACGGTACCTATACTTCATTCCAGACCTATCGGATATACCGTATGCGTTTTTACCTGTAGCAAATCTACCCATTAGTTGGACCTTAAATAAGCATATTGAGGACTTACCGTAAAGCTAGACCTATCTCTGTCCTCACCCATAGCTCTTTCAAATTCTTCTTCATAAATAGCTTTTAACATCTGAGTTCTTTGAGGAGCTTTTTTTAAAGAAATATAATAAGCCAATCCTGCAGTCAAACAAGGATAAAATCTAAAAGGAACATCCATAGTATTAACTTGAGAATCAACGTCTTCTACTCTAGTGAGAGCATCATAAAAAATTATATCTGTGCTATTGTCCGGCACAGGCCATATTTTTAAGTTAGGCGTAATCTGTCTGTCTAAGAAAAATTGTGTAGGCCTGCCAGTAGTAGCTTTATTAGGAATGGATAATTCATCGGATCGGCTCACTCTAGTCATAGAGAAATCTGTCCCAGACCTTCTTACAACAATATTTAATATATCAATTACGTCTGACCCTAGGTCATATTCACGATCTCCAGACGTAACCGTTTGCGTTCTTTGAGTAATAGTCCATTGATTTAAGCCTCTGTTAGCCCACTCTGCAAACATAAGGTTTAAAGATCTTCTTGCAGTAGTTAAATCATATCCTGTTCTTAACTCTAAACCACATCTTTCATAAGCTTCTTCTATGTATTCAGCGGCATCCGGCTCAAAATTTGTAGAATTAGATGTTGCCATATCAAGTCCTTACTTTTGTTTGTTTACGTCTGTTTGGCATAACAATACCACAACCTCTTGCAACTATAGATCCTTTTTTAGTTTTACCATTGAAGGGTCTTTTAGCCTTAGTAGAAGGTACTTCTCCACCAAATCCCATTTTTGTGACTTTTGCAGATTTCGTGTTTGAAACAAAAGTTTTACCTTTGGCGCCTTCTTTTTTCTTTTTTTTCGCTGTAGACGCTCTTTGAGATTGAGATAAACTATTTGCTTTAGAACGAGGTAAGCACCTGTCTGGGTTTTTCTTATCTTTAGAGGTCCCGCACTTTCCCTTGATTTTTCCATCAGTTCCGATGCGAACCCAATCTTGCTTTACCCAATCTTTAAGTGCACCCATTACTTTTTACCTTTTGCGCCCTTTGCATAGTTAGGGTCTTTACAGTATTTTGAAGCCGCCATATTTGCATATGCGCTAGGATATGTATCAAAAGTCCTTTTAGCCCACGCTTTACCTGCAGGACATATCTTACTGCCTTTTGATTTTTTAGAGGCCGATCCACCATTCTTAAAATAAGTTACGTTTAATTTGGAGGGTTTAGGCCCCGTTCTTACTTTACTTGTTATCATAATAATTTCTGCGCTACCGCAGCTCCTATAATTAAAACACCTAGTCCCCACATACGAAGATCAAGACCTTTCAACTGATTTTTTTGATCTCCAAGTATTTCTTCTATTCTTTTGTATCGAAGAGTGCATTCAGCTTCGTGCTTGGCCAGCTCATGCATAACTTGTTCTGTCGTAAGTGTTTCTTTTTTAGGTCTACCTCTAGGCATTAGCACTTCCACCTTCTTCTAGCTTGTCGTAAACGACTGTTTGGATCTTTGGCTGCTTTTGGAAATTTTTTCATTTGTCCTGCACTTCTGGCACAATATGATTTTCTTCTTTTAGCAGCCGCACTTCCTTTTTTCACTTTGCCTGTTACAGCGGTCTTTAATTTACTTCCAGGGTTGTCTCTGCGGTATTTAGCCACACCTTTTTTAGTCATGCCTGCGCCCGACTTAGTGGGGCGTTTATGACCACCCCCTATGGTGTGACCTTTCATTGACCCCTTTGTAGCCATTATGACAAAAAGATAGTCAATTTATTGCCACTACCTGAGAAAGCAGAAATATACGCTCCACTTTCGGCTAATATACCAGCGTCTGGAATATTCAAAGTATGTAATCCAGTTGGAAAACTTTGAACTAATAAATTAGCTCCGCCATTACCATTTGTAATAGTTAGGGCACCCGCGGCATTACCAAATATTACTATTTGTCTTATCCTAGATCGTGCCGGACCTACTATAGCAGCATCAGCCCCTTGGTTGTGATTAAAAGCTTTTACATCAGATCTAGATGCCATGCTTACCTCCTAGGTTTAAGCGATTTGAACATACTCAATAATGAATGTGAAAGATCCCGCTGTTGTTGCATCAACTGTATTGGTAATGTTACAGAAAATAGTTCTTTCTGTATCTGTGTACTGAACAGAAGCTGGAGCAGTTGTTCCACTTTGTGTCTGTGCTACCAATGTTGTAGTTGTGACGTTATGTACTACTACAGTTGTACCACCATCTAAAATTTCATCAGTTACTGCTGCAACGATTTGAGCACCAGAACTAGATGTTCCAACCTCATATCCAATGTCACCAGTTCCAATAACGGGAGCCGTGTCACAAAATATTTTTATGTCTGTGATGATTGTATTGGCAGGTTGTGTAAATTCTCCTATTGTAGGGCTATCTCCAGCAGTAGTATTTACCGTAACTCCAGTTGCAAAGCCAACATGCTTTACATATTTGTTTGTTACAATTCCTGTTGAAGCCGTACTAGATACGGTTGTAAGAGCACCCGTAGTTGCATTTTTTGAAACTACCTGAAATCCGTTTTCTGATCGGACGGGACCGTTAAAAGTTGTATTAGCCATTTAAATCTCCTTGTCGTGGCAAATGTCAGTCAGTTTATCCGACTGTCAAGGTTTCTTCTATTATACACAAAAAAATAAGGGCGGCAAGTGCCGCCCTCAAAACTGGTGCATTAATATGCTTGGAGGCTATGCCGCACCAGGTGTTCCGAATAAACATCTCCAGTCGGAAAAACCGAAGCTGTATCTTTCTCTTGCCTTAAAACGCATATTTCCAGTGTCAAAATCACCTTCCATAGCTGTCTTAATAGCT